AGATGATGAGCTAGGCTTATCTCTCTGTCTAGATATCTTACGACCCTTAAAGAAAACAATTGTATTGATAGTGGTGTTGATAGTTATAGCTACGACTAGCCACGCTTCCCACCACTCCACTACAAGAACCTACCTGATTTATCCATAACCTCTTGTGCTATTGATCTCAGGTATCTTATAAAGTCTCCCACCTTGTTTGTACCTTCGTACATAGGAAGACCCATATTCATAGTCTTCTCAAACTCTTCAGGTTCTACTGCATCGTAGAGTATTTCCACATTCCCATCTTTATTAAGAAACGCTTCTAGTGAGAATAGTTTCGCTTTCACTTTTGATTTCATTGATCGGCTCTAACTTGCTTATCGGTAAATTATAACAATCGGTTCTGAATGTAAAACCGTTGCTCGGGTCAACTTGACCTTTCTTGTATCGGGTAGCTTCAGCGTAGTATTCTTGTTTACTAATGCTACCTAGTATCCAAGCCTTACTGAGATCAGTCAGTATCCTCACGAACACATAACTGTCACAGTCTTGCTTAGTACCATGTGATGCAACTGAGCAATCATAATTAGGCTGTGGCTTAGTATTACAACGTTTAGTCTTAACGTCGATTCGATTCCCATCTTTTACTAAATCATAGTTATATGTATTTGCTTCAGTTGCTCCAATGATATCAGCCACGATTACCTCGCCTATCGCACCTACTACGTTACTAGTGCCACCTGTAATACTTCCCTGCAGTATGCCTACAGCAGAAGCTTTTTCCCTCGCATGACGCATGTAATCTTCGCTGATCGGTATCTCTATCATTAGCTTGAACTCAAGTCTACGACTTCGCAGGCATCTGCAGTACAAGCCAACTCACGAGAACCACTCGTATTATCTTCCTTTTCATAGTTAGAGAACTTAGTCCAATCTAAAGCAGATGGTACACGACCATTCCATTCTAGATAGTCATCAGCTTCTATATCCTGATAAGGAGCTTGTTGGTACGTGTGGTCAGAGAATGGTAAGAATGATACACCCGAAGCTATATCAAAGTTATCATACAACCACGAACCTACTTCCATCCATTCCTCTTCCTTTACAGAAATAGTTACAGATGGTTTGTGTTCGCACCAATTAAGTGCATAGAGTTTCCATAGTTCTAGTTGTTCTATAGCACTCATCTCAGTTCTAGTGATAGCACCACTAGGAGATTTCATAGGAAAAGAGAAGACCGTAACACTATCAGGTTTTGTGATATCAGGTTCAAACGGTATACCCTCTTCTTTCATAAACTGTGTGAGTGGGTCTTTGTTATCACCACGTACAGTTCTGATGTAAAATGGATTGTGTCTAGCATGGATACCTGATGCAGAATCAGTTAGCTGAGACACAGTGCCACTTGGCTTTACACAAGTAATTGCAGTACTTCTAGGTATTCCTATCTTCTCTGCATACTCTCTGTTTGTATCGATAGCTACCTGCTTCATCTCTTGTAACCATATCTTAGAGTCAGTCATTCTAGCTAACACAGGATGATCCATGATACCTGTCAATGACACGCCTAACAATCTTTCTTCTTCTGTGTTTGTTTTCCATATCTTACGTAGATACTTTAAATCTGTAAGAGTTGATTGGAATGTACCTAACATGGTAGCAATCCGTACCTTTGATCTCAAAGCTGAAAGATCATCGTTCTCTCTTACGACAACTTCAGATAAATTACAGAACTGATATGGTCTAAGTATGATCTCTGAACAAGGATTAGTTCCCCACATGTAGCCTGTCTGTCTTCTGCCACTCTTAGCTACCTGCTCATCGGCAGCCTGTCTGTTAAACATACCTCTTTCACCTGACTTAGATTCATACAAAGCTAACCATTCTCTCATGTACGTTTCCATACTAGGCTTGCCCTTGTAGGCTACAGAGTTGTTAGCCAATGCTCTTTGACCTTGACTTTCCCACCATTGACCTGTCTTAGCGTGTGCCATTTGATCATCGTTTAGATTAGATAGACTGATCAAAGCAGATCGTCTAACGCCACCTACGACAACAACTTCACCAACCTTACACATGATATCGTGACACTCAACAGGAAATAACTTTCTACCTGTTGCACTCTTGAATTTCTCTACAGTAAACTTAAATAAGTTAACAAGGGGATCAGCACCTGATGCTCGACCACCCATAACTTTTAATCTTGCACCTGATGGTCTTACTTTGGAGACATCCCATGACGGTATCATTCCTGAATAAAGCAACGCAACTAACTCACGATAAGCTTTTGCCCATCCTGCCTTACTGTCTTCCACCTTAATAACAACTTCAGACTCCTGCATGTTCTCACTAATGATAGGTAGCTTGTCTACGTTCTCTCTTTCTACAGAGAAACCTACACCTGTGCCACACATAAGTATGTACATAGCTTCATCGAATGATCTTGGACTGTCTACGGGCAGGTAGCTACAGTTGTAGCCACAAGTATTATCTCTCTTGAGTGCTTCACCTGCAGTCATCATTGCTCTCATAGATGGCATTACACTCAGACTAGTAATGTAGTCTTCCATCATTTCTTTATCAACTTTATCTATCTTGTAGTTGTGTTTCTCCATCAACGTATCAGACATAAAGTTTACATATCTGCTGACTGTCTCACCCCAATTCTCTCTTCTTCCCTCTTCTTCCATCCATCTAGCGTACCTAGACTTATGTATAAACTCTTGATATGAGGTTGGTAACATATTCGATGCCATCTTAGTCTTCTCCTATTGTCTTAATTAATCTGTTTAAATACCATTTTGCTTTCTCTAAATCTTCTACACCATTCTTGTACTTATATCTACACAGATATTTAAGAATGTTGCCCTGAAGATACGCTTCAAATCCATCACCTGTGACAGACTCTATCATGTCAATAGTCTCGATGCCTGCTTTGTTGTAGTGGGCAGGACTATTAACCATGTCTTCTTCTTCTAATCTCTTCATCATATACTCTATATGTCTCACTACTGTTCTTTACCAAAATCTATTTTAACTACGTTTTCAGGTAAGTCAAGCTTTTCTCCTGTTTCATCTTGGTACTCTATCTGAAGTTCTTTGGCTGAGAAGTTAAACTCTATCTCAGCTTCCCCACAACGAAACACTTCATCGCCCCGTCTACGTAGCAAAGCCATGACACCCTCGTGCATGATTGATGCAACCGTGTGATCTTCAAAGGTCTTGTACTTTTTACCTGTTGTATCGTAGGCAACCAGATGAAACTGATCGTCTGGCAGTTCAGATATAATGACATAGTACTTATCTTTTTCCAATGACATCATTGTATTCATATCTTTCTTTTTCATTTCTTTAACCACTCCATAGGTATTGATCCTTCTGCCCATCTGTAGTTGTGCTTGAGACACCAATCAGCATAGGTAGTCTTACTTCCTTTGTAGATTTTATTTCTAGCGTTCATAAACACCATACGTATATCTAACTTCTTGTGTTGTTCTTTAATCAAAGCCATCTTAACTCTGTCTGCTTTATCAAACTCACCCTTAGCTTCAATGTATATACCCGTAGCAGGGATGTAAAAGTCAGGAGTGTAGGTACGTATCTTAGGTACGAATGTTATCTTGTGTTTCTCGTACTCAAATTTTATTTTGTTATCAATAAGTTTCTTAGCCAATGCCAACTCAAACTTAGATCGGTATCCTGCATTTTGTTTAGCCACTATATTCTCCCCGTTTGGATTTTCCAACTCAATGATTCTAGGCGTTTGTTTATATACCCTGCCATCTTCGGGGATTGTTTTTCTATTGTAATAAGTTCGTCTAGCAGGGGATATATCGGCACACATAAAATTTTTCCATAGTTAAGGCTATAGTTAATTGTTTGAAACTCGTTCTCTACCTTGACAATGTCTCTAGCTTCTGTCTCAGGAGTTAACGTTCCGTGTTCAGAGAAGTTATCTCTGAGTGTCAAAGGTATACCTCTGTCGTGTTGTCTAAGGAATGTTATATCTCTACCCCCACCTATACCTTTGTGAGACTCAATGTACACATGGTACAAGTTCTCGTTCAACTCAAGCAACTTAGTTTGGTAGTTGTGTAGGTAGATAGCCGACATTAAATCTCTTTCTTTTTTAAAACATCGTACCACACTTTAGGTCGTGTCTTAGCTTTAGATATTACCTTATCGTGTAACTGTGCCTTTGACCAACAGTGTGATCTGTATCCACACATGCCACATATTTTAGGTAGGGTCTTGTTACCTGTTCTTATGATTTCACCTTTTACTTTGTACGTCTCAAACTCAGACTTAAATGGTTTTACAAAGTCAGGGTTGGGATCAAGTAATCTTTTTACTCTTACCTCTGCATCTTTTAAATATTCTTTTCTGTCTTCTTCTTGCCAATCAGGTGCTTCCACCATAGCAA